TCAGGCCGTGACCTCCAGCGCGGCGAAAAGCCCGGGTCCGAAACTGGCCGAAACCTGCGCCACCTCGATGCTGAAAGGGCCGCTCACCCCATCTGCCGCCTGCTGCGCGGCAGCATAGGTCCAGAGGGGCGCGGTCAGATCGACCTCGCGATGGATGACGCCCAGGTGGCGGATGCGCAGGCGGTAGAGTTCGGCCTCTTCGCTCAACGGCACCTCGGGCGCCTCCCAGCCATCGCCGCCCAGCCGGGTGCGGCGGATCCAGGCCACCGCCAGATCGCCGGCGCCGTCGCGGGCGGCCGTCAGATGCACCGGCGCATAGGGCCGCAAACCGTTGCCCGCGAAAGCCTCGGTGCTTTCGACATAGACCGGATCGTCATAGGCCAGCGCCGCCGGACCGACCCGCCAGCGCCGCGCCACGCCGCGGGCCGAGGCCGCCAGATCGACCTGAGCGGGCGCGCCGTCCATCAGCACCACCACCGCGCCGGGCGACCAGGCCTCGGGCATCAGGGGTTCGGTGCCGAACTGGCCGCGCAGCAGGTCGTGCAGGCGCCAGACCCCGGGCTCGACCAGCGTGGCCTCGCGGTATTGGAACAGCTCCCACCCCGCGCCGGTGCCGATGGCGGCGAGATTGGCGCCGTCGAGCAATTCCTCGTCACTGACCGAGGCGGGCGCGACCGAGCCCGGGAAGGCGACCTGCACCCCCGCCCCGTGCTGAACCAATGCCGGAGAGCCACGGAACAGGGGCGTGATGGTCTGCCCGACGCTGGCCCTGAGCCCGATCAGCGTGTTCAGCGCGAAACTGCCGCTGCCGGCAGGCGCGTCATAGGCGGCGACGGCGCCCGGCCAGGGCAGGCCGAAGACCGCCAGATGCGGGGCATGCGGCACCTCGTCCCCGCGCATCAAGGGCAGGTCCATCCAGATCGGCACCACCGGGACCGCCGCCTGATAGGCCCCGGCGGCGGGCAGGTCGGTCGAGGCATCGCGGTGCCGGTAGAGGCCGGGCTCGATGCGCACCGCCTCGATGGCGCGCTCGCCGGTCAGGTCCATGCGGTCGATGCGGTAATGGCGGGTGCCGCCGCCCTGTTCCAGCGTCACCACATCGCCCACCGCCAGGGTCGAGGACATCGGCTGCCCAAAGCGCGCCGTGTCGCGGGCGATCCGCGCCTCGGTCAGCCAGCGCTTCACGGCGGTGCGGGCCTCGCCCCGGGTCAGCGACAGGGGCATCTCGGTCTCGGCCGCGTCGCCGGCGGGGGTGTCGGGATGCACGGCCTCGGCGCTGCGGGTCTCGAACCCGCCCTCGGCCTCGATATAGGTCAGGCGCAGGCGGCCGGCGGTCTCGGGTTCCGACGCGCGCGACACCTCCAGATCGCCGCTGTCGCGGGCGACGAGGCGCCCGGGGTCCAGCGCTACGGGGTCGCGCCCGGTGCGCATGCGAAAGACCAGGCGGCCCTCCCGTTCCACCGCCTCGAACCCATGGGCCAGCATCAGGGGTTGCAACGCCGCGCGGCCGGTCGCGGTCGAGGCCACGGCATAGCCGCGCACGACGCCATAAAGGCCCGAGACATCGGCATCGGCGATGCCCGCGCGCTGGCAGATCTCGGCCACCACGGCGTCGAGCGGCTGAGCCGAGGCCCGCCCGGTCAGCCAATGGCCGCGCAGCCAGTTGTCGCCGTCGGACCACAGGTCGGTGCGGGCGGGGAACCAGGGCCAGGGTCGCGCGTCCCAGGCCCAGGCATGGCTGCGCGACCAGTCGACCATGGGCGCGCCATAGACATCGGAGACCGGGTTGTTGGCCGGGTCCGTCCAGAAGGCCTGCATGGCACGCAGGTATTGCATCTGCATCAGGTCGTCGCGGGCGCCGGTCGAGTAATGGGGGGCCTGCGATTCCGAGGATTTCGGATCAAGGAAGACATTGGGCTGGTTGGCGCCTTTGTCGATCGCCGCGCAGCCGTATTCGGTGAACCACACGGGTTTCGAACGCGGCTCCCATTCGGTCGATTCCGCCTGCTTCACGCCCGCATGACGCTCGGTATGCGCGTTCTCCCACCAGGCGCGCAGATCCTTCACGCGCCAGATCCAGGGCTCGGATTCGCCCTCGTCGGTGATCGGGGTGCGGACCTGCGCGTCCCTTTCGGGCGTGCTGGCATAGTACCAGTCGAACCCCTCGCCCCCCGCGATATTCGCCTTGAGGTAGGCGGGATCGTAGATATCGCGCCAGCCCGCCTGCCAGTCGGCATGCGCCTCACCCTCGCGCCAATCGGCGAGCGGCATGTAATTGTCGATGCCGATGACGTTGAGTTCGTCATCGGACCAGAGCGGGTCGAGGTGGAAATAGCGGTTCCCCTCGCCCGCGTCATAGCCCGCATATTCCGACCAATCGGCGGCATAGGTCAGCGTGACCGAGGGACCGAGGATCGCACGGACCTCGTGCAGCAAATCGACCATGGCGGCGACGGCGGGGAAGCTGTCGCCCGCGCCCCGGATCTGCAACAGGCTGCGCATTTCCGAACCGATGCAGAAGGCATCCACCCCCTCCGAAGCCGCACAAAGCGCCGCATAGTGCAGGATGAAACGGCGGTAGGACCATTCGTCGGGACCGGCATAGCTGACGCTGCCGGGTGCCACGGTGAAATCGCTGGCTTGGGCGGTGCCGAAGAAGGCCGCGACCTCGGCCGCGGCCGCAGGGGTGCGGTCGGTGGTGCCCGGCTGACCCGGGGCCTTGTCCGTGGTGATGCGGCCGCGCCAGGGAAGCGCGGGCTGATCCCCGGCTTCGGACCAGGGGTCGGGCAGGCCGTTGCCCGGCAATTGCTCCATCAGGATGAACGGGTAGAAGACCACGGATTGCCCGGCCGCGTTCAGCGCCGCGATGGCCTGCAGGATCGAAGTGTCGGAGGGCGTTCCGCCATAGACCGGCTTGCCGCCCAGCGTCGGCACCACCGCGGCCGCGGCCCGGTCCAGCCCCGCCACGCGCCAGGCCTGGTTGCGACCGGTGCGGTCCTGACCCTCGACCTTGGGGCGAAGGGTGCAGGCGCCGCAGCGCAGATCGTTCCCGAACCAGGACGCGATCAGCAGCGAGGATTTGGCGTTCGGAAGTTCGTTCTCCAGCGCCTTCAGCGCGGTGACAAAATCCGCCTCGCCCGAGGGGGTATGCGCATTGGCCTGGGCATCGCTCGCGGCGGCGAGGACCGAGAATTCCTCGGCAAAGATCGGGGTGACGTTCCCCGACAGCAGCACCTTTTCCGTCGCCAGCGCGTATTCCCCGGCGCCGGGCAGCCAGGCCACGCCCTGGATCGCCTGTTGCAGGGTGCTGACCCCCTCGGCCTGGGCCCCGCGGATCACCTCGAAGGCCAGGTTCGGCAACCGGTTGCCATAGGGGCCGAGGTCCAGATCCTCGATCACCACATAGGCGGTGCCGCGATAGGCAGGCGCCAAGCCCGTGCCCTCGACCGCCTCGATCTTTGGATCGGGCAGTTGGTCCATGGTCCCGGTATAGAGCCGCAGGTTCAGGTCCCCGGGCGCGATCTCGTCGCCATAGGCCCAGATCCGGCCGATGCCGGTGATCTGACCCTCGGCCAGCGCGATGGCGACGCTGACGGTATAGCGCGATTGTTCGGTGACCTTCGGGCCGAGCCCGCCCTTGGTGCGGCGCGAGCGGCCCGGGATCTCCTCGAAGCGCGAGGCCCAGATGACATGGCCAGCGGTGCGCACCCGGCCCCAGACGCGGGGCAAGGGCACGCCCTCGCCCGCGCCGGTGACCTGCAGGCGCTGGATGCGCCCGGTCTCGACGCTGCCCGAGCCCAGGCCCAGCAGCCGCTGGTCGATCAGCCGGCCAACGGTGGCGCCAATCGCGCGGCCGATGACCAGACCCGACAGGCCCAGCACCGCGCCGCCGAAATTCGCACCGATCGCCGCGCCGGCGGCGGACAGGAGGAGGGTCGCCATCCGAGGGTTCCTTTCAGGTCACGTCATCTCGAAGCGCGCCACGATGCGGCGCGCCCAGGGCTGGCTCAGCGGGCTTTCGACAACCCCGTGGCCGCAATAGGCATGGATGAAACGGGCATTCGGCCCCGCCTCGGTCAGCACGCCCAGATGTTTCGCGACCGAGCGCGCGCGCATGCGGAAAAGCAGCACGTCACCCGGCGCGGGCGCACCCGGGGCCGGGCGCAGGTGGCGGGCGAGGCCCTGCCAGAGCGCCTCGTCACCGCCCGCTTCTGCCCAGTCGGGGCCATAGGGCGGGGGCGCCTCGGGCTCGGTTCCGTGAAGACTGCGCCACAGCCCCCGGACCAGGCCGAGGCAATCGCAGCCCGCGCCCAGGACCGAGGCCTGGTGGACATAGGGCGTACCGATCCAGCGCCGCACCTCGACCACCAGCGCCGCGCGGGGGTCAACCATGGAGCAGGCTCCCGCCGGTGTTCGGCCCATCGACGCGCGGCGTGGCCTGAAGCCAGTCTTCGGAGGGGATATGCGGAAAGCCCTGGAAATTCTGCTGGTTGAGGAATTTCAGCCGGCAGGTCTGGAAGCGCTTGTCACAACCCGCCTCGATCCTCAGCGTATCGCCCGGCGCCGGTTCGAACCCGGGCGCGGACCAGAGGTAGAGGCGTCGCCGCGCGGGTAAGGACTCTTCACGCCGGACCGGCACGACCATGCCCCCCGCCGCCCCGTCCAGAAACCGCGCCGCGCCATCGACGAACCAATCGGCGGCGAATTCCGGCAGTTCGGCGATCTCCAGCACCGCGCCGCCCTCGGCCACCGCCAAGAGCGCGACTTCGGCCGCGAAGCCGGGCTGGGTCAGGTCGAAGCCGCAGCGCGCATCGCCCAGCACCGCCGGGCAGAGCGCGCCGAAAACCCGCCCGCCTGCCTTGGCCAGCGGTTCGGTCAAGCCGCGCAGTTCCGCCTTGAAGGCCCGGTCCAGCCGCGTGATCTCGCCCAGCGAGCCGCGAAACAGGATGCGGCGCCAGGCGGGGTCGGTCCAGTCGACCTCCCAGATCGTCAACTCGGCCCCGTCGTAGAGCCCGGCCAGGATATCGCCCTCGGTCAGCGCCGCATCGGACAAGGCGCCGGTCGCCTCGGTGTTGTCCACCGACAACCCCGTCCCCTGCACGATGGCGCCGGCGGTCATGCCGGTGCCAGCGCGAAAGGCGATCCCGTCGAAGGCAAGGTCGCGGTCGTGGTCGGTGAAGCCCAGCACGGCGCCATCCGCGCGCCTGAGCGCCCAGGCCCGGGCGCGGGTGGTGGTCAGTTCGCTCATTGCCGCACCTCGATCACCGGGACCTTGGGCACATCGCCCGCCTGAAACGAGGCGACCGAGACCTGCACGAGGTCGGTATCGAAGCGCACCGGCACGTCGAACTCGCAGCCCATCGTCACCTCGGCCCCCATCCCGGGCGGGGCGTCGAAACTGACGATCCCGGTCGCGGGATCGACCTGCCAGGCCAGCCCCTCGGGCTGTTCGGTGCCGCCGATGGCCAGCCGCAGCGTCCCCGCCACCGGCTTGGTCAGCAGGCGCCGCGCGCTCCAGTCGCCCGAGCGATAGGTCTTGGCCAGTTGGAAATCCCGCGTTACCCCGTCGCCATAGCCCAGCGACTGGTCGAGCGGCGTGATCGCGCGCGAAGCACGGCAGGTCTTGAAATCGGCCCAATCCTTCCAGCGGAACCCATGCAGGCGCCCCTGCCTTGCCTCGAAAAAGGCGATCAGCACCTCGACATCATCGAGCGAGCGGAGCCCCAGCCCCGCGTCATAGCGCCGTCGCGCCTGCGCCCAGGGGGTGTTGCGCTCCTCAAAGCCGTTCGCAAGGGTGACGATCTCGGTCCGGCGCTCGGGCCCGCCCAGCGAGCCGAAGCTCAGATTGGCGGGAAAGCGGATCTCGTGGAAGGCCATGTCTTTGTCCCCGCTCAGTAATTACGCTGGCCCTGCGCCAGAAGGCGCTGCATCTGGGCGGCGATCTGGCTTTGGCTGCGCTGGAATCCGGCGACATCGGGGGTGGTGACATTGATCACCACATGGGTCGCCCGGCCGCCCGCACCACGCACACCCAGCCTGCCGTCTGCCCCCCGGGCCAGCGGCAGGATCGCCTCGGGCCCGGCCTCGCCCATCAGGCCGGTACCGCCCCGCATCGGGAAGGTGACGGGCGAGGAGACGATTCCCCCCTGCGCGAAGGGCATGACCCGGCCCTGGCTGAAAGAGGCGCCGTTGGCAAAGGGCAGAAGGCTGTTCGCCAGCCCGCCAATGGCCGAAGACAGCGCCCCACCCAGCGCCGATTGCACGGGTCGCATGGCCGCGGCATAGATCGCCTCGCTGATCGACCGGCCGAGGCCGCGCATCGCATCCGAGAGCCGCTGGCCATCAAAGACCACGCCGTCGAAGGCCAGCCGCAGCCCCGATCCCAGGGACCGCGACAGGCCCGCCATCTCACGGTTCGTCTCGATCAGGTTGCGCCCCATGTCGCCGAGACCGGAATCGAAGGCCGCCACCTGGTCCGAGGTCGCGCCGATCTGCGCCTCCAGCGCGGCCAGCTGCGCGTTCAGTTCCTCCAGCGTCGCCATTCTCCGCTCCCTTCCTTCCCTGATCCGGGAAGCGCTTGAGCAAGGCGTCGAGCCTTGCGCGGGTGAACCCGGGCCGGGCCGCTTCGTCGCGGCCCAGCATGATCATCAGTTCGGCCGGGGTCAGGGCCCAGAACTCGGCGGGTCTGAGTCCCAGCCCGTGCAGCCCGGCCCGCATCAACCCTGGCCAGTCGAGCCCCCTCACGCTGCGGCCCCCGCCGGGTTGAAGGCGCGCGCCAGCAGCAGGCCCGCGACGCGCGCGGCCTCGACCGCGCCGCCCTCGATCTCGGCGCCGAGAAGGGCCGAGGCGGGCAGCGGATGCCCGCCGCCATGCAGCCCGGCCAAAAGCAGCGCCATCACGTCGCGCGCGCGGAAGGCGCCGGTCTCGAACCGCTCGACCAGCGCCAGCAGCGACTCGGCGCCCAGCGCCTCCTCCAGTTCCGCCAGCGCCCCGAGGGTGAGTTTCAGGACCCGCCGCTCGCCATCCAGCACCAGCGCCACCTCCCCTGCCATGGGATTGACCATCAGACAGGCTCACCCGGATCGGGCATTTCCGGGGGCTGATCGCCGCCGTCGCCCATGTAATCCTCGGGATCGGGCGCGAGCGGGGTCGCGGCGACGAAATCGAGCGCCCCGGCCGAGGCCATCGACATCTCGAACGTCGCCTCACCGTTGTAGCTGCCCGCATATTCGAGGGCGGTGATCTGGAACGGCCCTTCGACGATGCCGAAATCCGGGATCACCACCTGAAACTCGGGGATCTCGCCGTTGAAGAAGACCGCGCGGGCCCGTTCATCCGTCGCCGCATCCCGGAACACGCCCGAACCCGAGAGGCTGGCGGCCTTGACCCCGGCCCCGGCCAGCAGCTCGCGCCAGCCGCCCGCGCTGTCGAGGCTGGTCACGTCGACCGTCTCGGCGTTGAAACTGATCCGTGTGGCGCGAAGGCCCGCGATGGTCTCGAACAGACCGGCCCCGGTCATGTCCATCTTGATCAGAAGATCCTTGCCGCTTTGCACAGCCATGCCGGCCACTCCTTTGAAAGTTTGTCAGATCTCGATCCGCACCCGAAAGCGCAGGTCGATGCGGCGCACGGTGTTGCCCTCGGCCCGCCGGGCCTGCGCCTGATGGAACCAGATCGCCACGACCCGGCCGGGGGCGAGCGCCGGCTGGGCGCCCGGCAGGATCTCGGCGATCCGGGCGGCGGCGGCCTTGGCGGTGGCAAAGCCAGCCGCGTCCGAAACCACCTGCACCAGCACGCGATGCTCGGCGCCCGCGCCCGTCACGTCCGAGCGGTCGATCGCCTCTTCCTCGCCGATCACGCCATAGGTGCCCTGCGGCGTGCCGGGCGGCGGCGCGTCGAAGATGCCGCCCGGCAGAAGGGCCGCCAGTGGCATGTCGGCGGTGAGCAGGGCATAAAGCGCGGCCTGCAGCGCGGCGGTGGCTTGATAGCTCATGCCGGAACCTCCTCACGCGCATGGCAGACCAGAAAGGCCCCCGACGCATCCGCCTCGCTGACCGCGAGCAGGGCGAAGACCCGGGCGCCCTCGGTCAGGCGCTGGCCGGGGCGGGGGCGCTGCGGACTGCCCTGGGGGGCGGCCCGCAGGAAGATGCGGAACAGCATCCGCCCCTCGGGCGCGATGGCGCCCCGGCGTTCCGAGCCCGTGCCCGCACGCAGTTCGCACCAGAGCGTGCCCAGCGCGGACCAAGTGGTCGTGTAGCCGCCAGCCCCGTCGGGGGTGGCGAGGGGTTCCTGCAGCACCATCGGCCGCGTCAGGGCGTAGCTCATCAGCGATGCCCCCCGGCCGTCACCCGGAGCGGCATCCAGCGCGCCAGAAGCGCCGCCACCGGGCCGGGGATCGGTTCGGCGCCGGTGCGGCCCTCGTAGAATTGCGCGGCCAGCAGCAGCACCGCCTGTCGCAGATCGTCAGGCACCGCGTCCCAACCCGCACCGAAACCGGCGGTGAAATCGACCTCGACCCGCCCGTTCGCGGGCACCCCCGGCAGCACCGCCCCGGTGGCCAGGATCGTCGGGCGGTGGGTATCCGCGACCAGCCGCCAGCTGCCCGGATCGGCGGTTTCCGTGCCGCCCCCGGCCTCGACCAGCGTGACCGAGGCCACGGCCGAGACCGGGGCCACCGGCAGCGCCTGCACATCGGGCCAGCGCCAGCGCGGCAGGATCAGCCGGAAGCCGCGCGTCAGAAGCGCCTTGCCCGTGCGGGCCTCGATGGCGGCGATGGCCGCGCGCAGATACTGGATCAGCAGGGCGTCGCCCGTGGCCTCGTCGGCAAAGCCGGTGCCCAGCCGCAGATGCGCCCGAAAGGCCGCCACCGGCAGGGCGCCGTCCGCAACGCTGCTGGTCTCAATCAGGTCCATGCTCGCCTCCTGAATATCCCTGTCCCGGATGACCGGCCCCTGAAGAACGGCGCAGGCACACCCCCGCACCGCTCGCACGGAGGGGGAGCAGCCGGACGATGCGGGGTGTCGGCCTTCTGACCAGTCCGCGCGCCTGCGCCGCCATCGGTCCGGCCCCGGAATCCGGGACCGGGCCAATTCCGCACCGCTTACGAGGCGGCGAATTTCAGCAGTTTGATCGCCGCGAAATCGGTGACATCGCCGCCGACGCGCTTGGTCGCGTAGAACAGAACATGCGGCTTGGCGCTGAAGGGATCGCGCAGGACGCGCAGATCGGGGCGCTCGGCGATGGTATAGCCCGCGCGGAAATCGCCGAAGGCCATGGCATGGGCATTGGCCGCGATGTCGGGCATGTCCTCGGCGATCAGCACCGGATAGCCCATGAGCCGCGCGGGTTCGCCCGCCGCCAGACCGTCCGACCACAGGAAGCGGCCGTCCGCGTCCTTCATCTTGCGCACCGCGCCCGCGGTCTTCGAATTCATCACGAAGACCGCGTTGGCGCGGTAGCCCGCATCCAGCGCATAGACCAGATCGACGATGGCATCGGCCGGGTTGGTGGCGGCGAAATCGCCCGCGGCGCCGGTCGCGACATAGCCCAGCTCGCCCCAGGTCTCGGTCCCGTTGGCCACGATGTCATGGTCCAGGAACCCGCGCGGCTGGTCGGTGCCGCTGCCGCCGATGAAGGCCGCGGCCTCGGCGCGGGCGAATTTCGCCGCGATCCGCTCGGCCAGCCAGCCCTCGACGTCGAAGGCGCTGTCTTCCAGCAGCCGCTGCGACGCCTTCGGCATCGCGCTCAGCTCGTGCAGCTTGATGGAAATGCGGTCGATGGCCGCCGTGCCGGTCTCGGTCAACGTCGAGGCCTCGTTCTCCCAGCCCGAACCGACGTCGCCGTGATCCACCAGCACGTCGAACGACCCCGCCTCGACCTGCACGACATTGGCGATGGCACGGATCGAGGCCGCGGCGTCCAGCACCGCATGGATGCGCGCCGAGGTCTGCGGATCGACCAGATAGCCGCCTTCCGCGTTGACCGAGGTGACAAGGCCCTTGCCCTCCAGCGTCAGGCCCCGCAGCGCCTCGTCGTCGCCCTGGCGCAGATAGGCGTCGAAGGCCTTCAGATGCAGGCCCTCGCCCGCGTCAGCCTGCGCCAGCACCGGGCGCGCCGTCTTGGTGGTGAATTTGCGGTCCAGCATGGTCAGTCGCTCGTCCTGTTCTTTCAGATTGCCCATCACATCGGCGCGGAAGGTCTTGATCTCAGTCACGAACCCTTCCAGAGCCGCCTTCAGCTGCGCCGCTTCGTCGCCGGGCGCCGCGCTCTTTTCCTCGCCCGCATGGTTCCGGCCGGGAAACTCGCTCGTCATCGCATCCATCCTTTCATGGTTGCCATTGCGCGGGCTCCCGACAGGCAACCCGCCCCATCCGCGAAGGGCCGGAACCCCGCGCGTCGTTCCTGTTGTCAGCCCCTGAGCGCCTGCCGCGCCGCGTCGATGCCGCGCGCGAACTCGCCCAGGAGGCCGGTGTCGGATTTGGCCGAGGCCCGGGCGACGGGCAGCATCGGGAAGGTCACCAGCGAGACCTCCCACAGCTCCAGCTCGATCAGCTTGCGCCCGCCCTCGGGCAGTTTCTCGGCCCGGATCGTGCGGTAGCCGATGCTCAGCCCATCCACCGCACCCGCCGCCATCAGCGCCGCCGCCTCGCGCGCCTTGGCCACCTCGGTCAGCAGGCGGCCCTTGACGCGCAGCCCCTGCGTGTCCTCTGCCACCTCGTCCCAGACCCCGATGGGCTGGCC